TCACTCCGTTGCCGCTCCGTCGTTGTTCTTCTTTTTGTAAGCATTTAATTTATCAATTCCATGACTGGCAGAAATAGAATCTTTAGGGAAATACGTATCAATAATACTCTGGCATCCATCAGTACTATGACCTGTTATACTAACTATTTCCTGTGTTGTTGCTCCAGCTCTTACTAAATTAACGACCGCTGTACGCCTTAAATCCCTAAACTGTTTTTTGCGATTTATTCTAGGATGAGTAATTTTTCCATTATTGTCTTTTATTTCCGCATCTCTTACTTTTTCTATCCAATGGGTAAAATTTGAGTCTTTGTATGGTCTAGAAGTTTCTTCACTAACAACTATTAGTATAGAGTTGCGAGTAGTTTTATCTATCATCCTCTTTAATTCTGGCATACATTTTATTTTTACAGAAGCTCCTGTTTTTCGTTGTTTGATAAATAAAGATTTGCCGTCATATTGCGACCAATTTAATCTCCTTATATCCCCTGGTCTTTGTCCACAATATTTTCCTATCATAAATGCAAGAGCCAGTGATCTTCTTCCTAAAATAATAGCTTTATCTACAAACAGATTCATTTCCTCTTCTGTCCAAACCTCTTCTCTAGGCTTTGGTTGTTTAAGCTTAAGCTGTTTTGCAGGGTTTATATCTAAATATCCTTCATCTACTGCTAAATTAAGCAATAATCGTAATGTAGTTAAAACACTCTTAGCATGTGTAAGACCTGCATTAGCATCATTGGGATTATTTGTTTTAATTTTATTTATTTCAGAGTTGTAGAATGAAATACATATTTTACGAGTTAATTCTTCTATTTTATATTTTCCAGACCAGTTGCTTATTAATTTAAGATTATTGTCATAACCTCTTTTTGTATTCTTTGCTAGACGGTAATAAGCAGGTTCTTCTTTATATTGTTTAATTAGCCAATCAATACTTCCTTTTACTATAGGATCAGAATCATTATATAATTTTATGTTTAAAGTTTGAGCTTCTGTTATTGCTTTTTGCTGATTATTCCCCAGTGATATAGATTTATAACCTAATACACGCAGTTTTTTACTAGGTTCCCAGTAAAAATATATTTTTCCAGATTTCTGTTTTCTCTCTTGCAAATATGGAATATCAAATGAACCCACTTCCAACTCCTTTAGTAATTACCAGTATTGGTTCTATCCAATAGGCTTTGATTATCTGAAAGTAAATTAATATCCCTTGTTTTATCCAACCATTTATTTACTTCAATTAGATCATAATTATTTGTAAATGGGTGTCTTTTAGGGAAGGGATGCCCTTCTTTTTTCCATTTATTAAGGTGTTCTCTAACCCATTCATCACTACGTCCAAGTACAGCACACACTTCGTGAAAAGATGCCATACGTGGCGGTATATTTAACTCTATTTTTGCCTTACTCATAATAACCCCTAATAATTTATTTCTTTATCGTCGTTTTCCATAGTTTTGTTCTCTAAAATGGTATATTATCTTCATATTCCCATAGGTCATCATGTTCCATATCTGTCAGGTGTTTAATCTTTGCTCTTTGCTCTGGTGTCCATTCAGATTTGGGAAAATTTTCTTTAATAGCAGTTACTTGCCTTCTTAAATTATCCCTCTCAAATTGATTATTTTTCAACTGATCTAAATGTTTTTTCATTTCTTTATATTGATCTACAGCATGATCCACAAGTTTTGCAGCACTAATTCGTAATTCATTAATATCCTGAAGACTCTGTATCCCATCTGAAGACAAATTAATTTCAAAATGACAATAGTCGTATGATCTCATTACTTTTACACTTGCTGTTTTCATGCTGCTTCCTCTGTTAGTGGTTTTTCTAAATCATACACATTTTGAGAATCAGCCATTAAAATTGCTATTTTCTCTACATCCTGTGTGCGAAGAGGTATTTTCTCGTTGTAACATCCGTTACATATATCTTTAGCATCTTCTTCGGTATATTTTCCTGCTTTACTGAGGTCGCAAGTATATCCAGATCTATTTTTCCCCCAGAAAAGAACGCAATTTCCTACGTATCCTTTATTCTTCGCCCAAATATAATATAATTGCTCCATAATTTTTCCTTAATTAGTTAAAAAGTGACCACCACCCAACCACTACTATCCTTTGACATTTAAAAACCGTTCAACCTAGTAGCCCGAAAACCAGTTTTTCTAACCCCTCAGGGTGTTTCATTCTCCTCTAAAAAATTTCTGAACATTCCGCCACTGCTGATATTCTTATTAAGAAATGCAAATGCTGACGCTGTAGGGTCTTCAATTTCTTCTATCATGCTATCTTCTCTATTAAATTCCGTTCCGCAATCTCTGCATTCGATCACAGGGGAGGTTGTTTTGTATTCTCCCTCAAATGTACAATGCGGACATTCATGGCGTGTGGTGCTAGTTCTAAATCTTTTTTGTGCATTTATTATATTGTTCATAATTATCTCACTATTACCCATATTATTAATATCCATGAACCGATGCTAATTAGGATAAAGATACGCCATATTATATGAGGTTGATTAATCCAGTTGCCTAGTTTTTTGAGTATGGTTTTCATTGTTAAAATTCCAGATCATTAGTGTACATTTTCCATAAGTTTATTAATCTTACTGGACACATGATTATGTCCAGACCCCTCAAGTATTTTTATTATTTGATGGCCATTTGCTACATTAAATATTGCTTCACGTTCTGCATTGGACTCATGAGAGTTTAAATCAGATATAAGCTTATTGCCTTTAGTTACTGCACTTCCTATTGTTATTTTAGGTTTTGGCTTTTCTGTACTCTCTAAGATCTCACCATCTTCGGATATTTCAATTATTCCAGTAACATCAGTAACTGTTTCTTGTCCTGAGCCATTGCCATAAATGACGTTGTTTAAATCCGAAACAGATAGATTTTCTGTTGAGTGCGTGACATCAATTTTTTTATTTTGTGTAAGGGTGATATCCTGTAGTTCTTCTGCGCTATGTGTCAAACCCTTTAAAATATCAGGGAATGCATCACGTAATGCGAATGCTCTGGCACGATATTTAAGCATTCTTTTGGGGTACTGTGTCCACGGGCCACTTTTAGGCCATAATCCTGCATCTATAGCATCTTGTATTGAGAACTCTTCAATAATTTCTTCATCTTGTCCTATTCTTTTTACGATGCAAACTGCCTTGAACACTTTATTCGTTTGCTGCTTTCCTTGCCATTCCCCTACGTATTTCTCTTTTACATATTCACATACTGATGATGTGCGACATAACCCTAGTTGAGAATCACCCCAAATAGAAGGCATGCCATTAATTACTGCAATATTCTGTATGGCTTGCATGGGTAATAATCCAACTTCTGCACCTAGCTGCATTGCCGTAAAGGCTTGCATTTTTTTAGATTCAATATCTCCATTATACGATTTAGGTAGCATTCCGCTCATTGCAAATGCGCTAGCCATCCTAAAAGCTGTATCCATATCCGTAGGAATTAATGGCATTACTCTGTTGCCAGTTTGTACTACTGCTTTTTTTTCTTTTATAGGTTCTATATTAGACATTGTAATTCTCCAGAGCTTGAGTTTGTTTTATGTACCAAAAGGGTAGTGCTATTGATTGTATTTCTTCTGGGTATGCATTCCATTTGCCAGAGCTAAGACGCTCTTTAATTTCTTGAGTTGCTTCTGCATTTTGTTGTCTACCAATTTCAATAGACTCTTCATCTATGGAAAAAATACCAATAGCCTCAGCTAAGTCTTTTTCTTGAGTAATGAACATAAATGCTTTTGGATCATGCCCTAGAATTCTAGCAGCATCAATGTACCAAGCTGCCTGTCTATGATAACCATATTGTGCAATTGATTTTTCAAAGTCTTTAATGTTTGATGATGACGTTGTTTTATAATCAATCAAAACTTCTATGCCATTAACCTTTGCTATAATATCCAATTTTGCTTTGCAATTTATTCCATCATATCTCCAGTATACTTCCTTTTCACATTCTGCATCATGCATTAATATTTTGATCTGGCTGTTTGTATTTAAAGCGTTTTGCATATTTGTTAGTTTGACCATGTCCTGTGGATCTATTATAGATTTTCCAACATTCATACGTTCAAATTCTGCGTATTCTTCTTTGCCTGCCTTGGTTCTTTTGTTGATTTCTGGCGTTATTGCAAATTCGTCATAGAAAGTATTATTTTCTAGAAAGATTTTGTGTGCTGCCCTTCCAAATATCATAGATGGGGTTTCTGAACTTGAGTAATAATCGGGGTTAAGTGTGCTATTATTCCAAAAATGCAAAGGGCTTTTATTTATAAAAGTATTTATGCTGCTCACATTTAATGCAGAGTGTTTGTAATAATCTATTTGTGTTTCCATAATTCCATCCTATTGTTCATCGTTTGCTAAGATGTACGATTCAGAATGTGCCATATAATATTGCTGTTCATTTTCTAAATCGTAGGCAGCTAACCTAGCCTCTACTGCTACCAATGAGGTTGCAATTGCTATAGCTCCTGCAAGTAACAACAATGAAGTTGATAATATTTCTTTCTTTGAATATTTCATGTTTTCCCCTACGCTGTAATTGAGATTGGTTGTGTGTTGTCTTTTTTAACTTCTTCCAATTTATCTTCAAATTCTTCAAAGACTTCATTGCGTTCTGTTCCACTTATTACCCTCATCATTCTGATATGTTCTTGTCTGAATTCTTCCATTGTTTGAATATTTTTACGCATCTCTTTCACTCCTAATGATTCTATCTACATATCCACGCATTAAGAAAATTCGTGCTAATCTTCCGCTAACTTGGTACTCTTTTCCCTCGTAGTATCTCTGAACGGTCCAACCGTCCTCTGTTCCCATTCCTGTGCGTAGCATCTTAATTTTGTACATTTTCTTAACCTTGTTTCTGTTTGCTAAGAGTAATATAACGGTAAAAAGATTTACCGTCAAGCAAAATGGTAAATCTTTTTACTATTATTAAAATTATTTTCATTTTTCCTAGATTCAAGAGCTTTACAGTGAAGGGTATTTTCTGTATTACGCTCTTGTCTTGAGGTGAGTATAAGATTCGGATGTATTGCTACTATTGGTATTTGACATTATGTCTAGTAAGGACTTGCAATATTGAATTTGTTAAGTATAATAATAAGTACAAATGCCCACGCTGACCGAATCGGCACCCTATAGCTTTTTTGAAGTTGGTGTTCATGTCTTTTTATCAAGACTAGGCAGCGGGGCGAATTACCTAAAATTCCATATATTAGTAATTTTTGAATCGATCATATTCTTCCATCGGTAGCTATCTTTTTTATTAGGAGAATTATATGGTCTTGAGTATGCACCAACAACCATATCAACCATTTGAATTAAAACATTTGATTTTGAATCCACAAAATCTATTTTTTTAAATTTTTTATTATCAACTTCTTTTCGTACATAGGTTGTGAAAGTGTATTTAAAGATTCTGCTTCCACTTCCATCTATTTTAACATGAGCGTTATTTAATCCGTTGTTTTGTTCGCCAATAAAATGGCGTAAACAAAAGTTAGTAAAGAGTATATTGTCATTTTGTAAGTTATGATTATAAATTAGGCGTTTTTCTACTGAAAATATACGTACAGAGAAATTACAATGCTTAATAGATTCAAAAAATGCATCACGAAATCTATTGTTACACTGACTAAAATGAAATTCCCTTGTTAAATTAAGTTTTTTCTTTATTTTTTTTATGGCAATTGCAGTATTTTCTGCATCACGAAAGGTATCAAAAATTACCATTCCTAAAACATAGTGAGAGGATGAATTTTTTTTAAATCCTGGGTCTCCACTTTCATCAATAGTAACTAGCATATATTCTTATTTATCTTTTTTAGTAAAGTTAATCTTTCCACCACCTAATTTAGAAAAGCTGATTTCACAACTAGACATCAGTGGATTGAATTTTGTTAGTGTTTTAAAGGGGGATATTTGGTTTGGCATAACTGGATCATATTCGATTAATGCATCTGAACTCTTGATGAAATCTCCATTCTCTGCTCTAAAAACTCCAACAACTTGAACTCTATACAGAGGATCATCTGATATATTCTTAACTTCACCTACGACATGTTTGTAGCCACTCTCTTCGTAGCATCTCCATGACTGTAATTCTAATTTTGGAGTATTTAATTTTTTTAACTTTGCAAGTAGTTCATTTGTTTGTTTTATGTCTTGCTTGTTATTGTATTCTTTAATTTTACTCGGAAGGACAAAAGCAAGAATAACTAAAATGCTAAATAATACTAGAATTATAGTAAATTTAGGTCCAGAGGTGTTTAAATTATGATTATCTTCATTGTTATCTGCCATAGACTAACTCACTGAGTACCTAAAATAAAATTATTCGTATATAACTAACAATTGTTTTAAATGATAAAAATACAATAGTAAATAGTAACCTCCTTCCGAATATCCTCACCTAATGATATAATAAGAAAATGATGCGGTGTTCTCCCGTAAGCATAATCATATCATTAGGAGGAGCATGGAAGCTACAAAGAGTGCAAAACCATTTGTTAAATGGGCTGGTGGAAAAAGGAAGTTATTAGATGAATTAACAAAAAGAGTTCCCAAAAAATATAATACTTATTATGAGCCTTTTGTGGGAGGTGGTGCTTTATATTGGCATTTAAAGCCAGAAAAAGCTGTATTAAGTGATGTAAATAAAGAGCTTATCAATACTTATAATGCAATAAAATATAATAAACCTTCTTTGATTAGAGAATGTAATAAGCATCAAGATGGAAAAGAATACTTTTTAAAAACCAGAGAACTAGATAGACAAGAAACATATGATAAGATGGATTGTTTATCAAAAGCCAGTAGATTTATTTTCATAAATAAAAGATGCTTTAATGGTTTATATAAGGTGAATAAAAAAGGGCAGATTAATTCAGCATATGGAAAACGTGATGGCGTGGCACTATATGATAATGATAATTTAAAGTCATGCCATAGAATATTGCAAAAGACAGAGGTTTGTTGCGCTCCTTATCAGTGGATTCTTAGTACTGTGCAAAGGGGTGATTTTGTTTATCTTGATCCACCTTATTTAAATATAACTTCTTCTTCTATATATGTAAAAGAAATTGCTAATTTAGATTTTCATAAAGATTTACAAAGATTTTGTGATGAATTAACCGAAAGGGGAGTCTACTGGTTAATGTCAAATAGTTCGGATTCTGAAATTGTATCATTATGGGATAAATACATTGTAAACACCAAAAAAGTGTATTACTCTGTCTCTGGAATTAGTAGAGGTAGAAAAGATGTTAAAGAAATTATTGTTACTAATTATAATGATGACGGTTCCATTGTCTGTTCAGGCAAATGAAAAAAAAATAGATAATTCTCCATCAGTTAAATCTGGTAGAAGATTAACAACTGAATTGAAACTTGTATTCTCCAGCCTTGGATATCAGGTCATTAAGGCTAAAAATTTTATACACACACCATCTCATAATTTTGTTATTTTGGGCGAGTATTTAGATGGAATTTATGGAAATAAGAAACTAGATTTTGTCCTCTATATGAAAAAAGGCGGAAAGCCGATTATTGTTGAAGCTATGCGACAAAGAGTTAAAGGGAGCACAGATGAAAAACTGCCATATACTTATCTAAATGCTATAAAATTCCTACCTAAATTTGATACTATATTTGTTTATGAGGGTAATGGATTCAGGAAAGGTGCTATAAAATTTATGAAAGATAAAGCACAAGAAACAGGTGGATTTGAGGTAATGGAAAAATCTGATTTTATATATTGGCTAGAAAACAATAAATAATTACCAAAATTTGTGTAGCCACCCATTATCTATGGCTTCTTTTTCTGTGCAGAATATTTTTTCACCTTCATCTTCATTAATCTTAATAGATTCGTATTCTTTATCTTCTCTTATATAGTAAACTTTTTGATGATATTTTCTGTGTTTATCTATATTACCTTTTACATATTCGCAGTAATCTATCTTATCTATAATTTCATAATTTGAATTTAATTTATAGACTATAGGCAGTAAGCATATTACTGAGATAAACAATAGAAAAATCAATTTTTTGCTACTGAGGGTAATTTTTTGTTTTTTATATTCATTCGAGGTTTTATTCTCTAATAGATTTTCTGCTTCCGATGTAATGTAGTCTTCTAAACTATCGAAATTGTCGTTATCCTGTTTTTTCTTCATTTAATAAATTTTCAATCATTATATTAGTGGCTACATCTATTGATGTTTCACGTTCTTTATTGTTTTCTGTATATTTCACCGCTTGTATATAAACTTTTGTAGCCATTGCGCTTACAATTTTTCCATCATAAGAGATATTCTTTTTGCTCATTACTTCCATAACTTTATTTAGACACTTAGATAGTAGTTCTGGGTCTACTTCTGGGAAGGTATTTTTATTGTTAGTATCAGAATTCCAAGTTCCAGACTTTAATTCGTCAGAGGTGCATTGTAAGATGCTGGCGATTTTATTCAAAACGTCAGATCTAGGGTTTTTTGAGCTACCATTTACAATCATTTTTACAGTACCTTCACTTACTCCGGAATCTAGCGATAGGCTGCGCATTGATTTAACTCCAAGCTCTGTCATTCTAGTTTTTATGTTGTCTGATAATGTTGTTTTACTCATGGGAAAGTATTCTACCATAAAAATTAATAATTACATGGTTAAAGTTTTTACTTTACAATGGTAAATAAAATTACCATAATGCCATACTATGAACATAAAAGAAATAGTACTTAAAGATATAGAAGATTTTCAGAAGCTACATAATCTAAACGATAGGAAGCTTGGTTTAGCTATTAGTAATGACCATAATTTAATCACAAGAGTAAGAACAAAGAATGTCAGCACAGCTACGTTAGAGAAACTCTATAACTACATGAAAAATTACAATAAAATCCCAAAAAGTGAAGACGACAAATGACCATATATTTTAACATATTTTTCTCCCTATTAATTGATGATGGTTAGAGGTTTACATTAAAAAAATATAATAGCAATTCCAATATAAGCACAAAAAAAGAATAGGGGACAATATGGTAAAGATTAGAAAGGCTGATACAATAGAAGATTGTATTAACAAAATTGTTGGAGACATAACTGTTGAAGTAGCGGCCTCTTTGGTGGATAGAACGACAAGTCTGATACGAAAATGGAGCGATCCTGATATTGAAGGTGCAAACCCTAGTTATAGCAAGGGTATGGATTTAGCTATAGGTTATGCCACTATAACTGGAAAACATAGTCCTTTGTTTGAATTGCTATTAGCCAAAGAAAAAGAAGCGATAGCTATAAGTGACACTCCAGAATTATCACTTATAGAAGGTATGTTGGATATTACGATAAAGCTAGGCTCTATGTCTGAGGCAGTTTCAAAAAGCATGTGTGTAATGTCAGAAAATGGAGAATCTATATCTCCAAATGAGTCCAATGCTTTATGGCAATTAGCATCAGGTCTTGAGGATTCAGCAAGAAGTTTAAAAACTGCGATAAAACAAGGTGCTGATGCATCTTCAAAGATATCTAAAATTCATTAAATTTAATGTAAGGGGAAGGGTATGGAAAATATTATATTTATGTTTGCTGGATTTGTGATCGGTTACTTTTTGGTTATGTATTTAAGGAAAAGTAAGAAGAAACCTTATTCGCAAACTCGTTACAGTTATGCAGAAATTGAACGAATTAGGATGGAAGCACGTTCAAAACTTTAATAAAATAAGGGGAAATACAATGGTATCAATTTCAGACGAAAGTTTTAACAGGGATTTTGCATATATTACAAAAATACTGAGGAAAGAATATAATTTAACTCAAGCTCAATTTTCTCAAAAATGTGGATTATCTAGAGCTGCTATAAGCAATATAGAAACAGAAAAATCAAACCGTCATACTTTCGATACAATATATAAAGTTATAACAGCCTTTAATGAACTTGATGCCCCCAAGAAGCACAAAATCATGTGCGATAGAGCAAGGGAATTGGAAGCTGAAAATCATAATCTTAAAACCAGCAATGCTAGACTAGATGCAGAAGTTAATACTGAATACGCTAAAAATGATTTATTACTCAGGCAGTTTAATGCATCAAAAGTCAAAATAAAAACTTTAGAAGAAGATAATAAACTCCTTGAAAAAAGAAAAGACTTCCTAAAAAATGTTTTAAAAAGAAACAATAAAGCCTTATGTCATTGGAAAGATTCATCTAATTATTTTAAAAAAGAACTCAAAAACCTCCAAAATAAACCTAATTTATTCAAGCGTATATTCAGTAAAAAAATAGGGGCATTGGGATGCATATTCTTGATGATTGCAATTGTTGCTATAGCGAGGTTAGGGGCGTGACTTTATCTCAACATATCCTCAATGTCACATCGAAGGGCATCAGCGAGGTTTTTGTAAATAGAAATATCACCTGTTCTTTTGCCAGATTCTATCATACCGATGTATTGACCAGAAACATTTATTTTATTGCCAAGATCAACTTTGCTAAACCCTCTATACTCTCTCCAGAGTTCTATCAGCTTACCAGAGGTTTCCGCTTCAGATATGGACATGGTAAAACCCATAGGAAAAGTTTCTTCATTGGATTCTTGAGCCTCTTTAATGGAGTTAATATCTTCCAAGTCTTCAAGGCGTTCTATAATGTCATTAAAGCTCTCTTCGGACATTTTTACAAAAAGATTTCCATCTTCATTTATGTGTTCAATATCTTGTATTCTCATTTGTATACCTCACTTCTATGTTTTGCTTTTACTACTTCTACAATGAGGTCATCATCATGCAAGTAATAAACAACTCTATAATCTCCTATACGAAGTCTGTAAGCATCTTCAATGCTTTTAAGGGCTTTGATATTATTGTTTGTTGCGTAAGGATCAAGAGCGATTGTCTCAAGTTTCGTATGCAATATTTTTCTTACCTTCTCAGGCAATCTTCTAATATCTTTAGTTGCTTTCTTTGTAAATCTAACTTCGTACATAACAGTAACGTAACACAACGTTACGAAATAATCAAGCATAAAGGTAACATATTGTTACGTTTTTTAGTTCCCCAAATCAACCTGTCAAATCTAATGGGGATATACTTCAAGGGGGTGCGTAGTGAGTAATTCGTGGTTTAGAATGTATAATGAATTTGCGTACGACCCAAAGGTTCAAAGCATGTCGGAAGAGCTTCAACGAAGGCTTGCAATGCTATTCTGTCTTGAATCAGATGGTTCTTTAGAAAAGCTGACAAAAGATGAAATTGCATTTGCGTTACGTATCGATGATGTAACGTTACATGAAACGTTACATGCGTTACAAGCAAAGGGTTTTTGTGACGAAAATGGACGTATTTTGAATTGGAAGAAACGCCAGTATGTAACGGATTCTAGTGCTGAACGGGTAAAGAGGCATAGAGAGAAAAAGAAGAAAGAACAGGAGGTTAGCAGCAATGTAACAAGTAAGAAACGTTACAGTAACGTTACAGTAACGCCCCCAGATACAGATACAGATACAGATACAGATATAAAAGAAAGAACTACTAAAGTAGTTACAAAAGAAAAGCCGAAAAAAGATTATGAACAATTTGAAGAATTCTGGAATCTCTACCCATTTGAAAGAAGGTGCGAGAAACCAAAAGCATTCGATGCTTGGAAAAAGGCGGTGAAAAAAGTGCCTCCCGATACTCTGAAAGTTAAATTACAATCATATTTGGATAGCCAAGAAGCACAGAATGGATATGCTCCATACCCTGCAAAATGGCTGAGGAATGAAAGATACAACGAAGATTTTACCAAAGGAGCAGACAATGCAAAAACTAACAGAAAGCCAGACCAAGACAACGGAATTAACGATGTTGCAGACGAAATCATCGCAAAGCGGAATAGAGCAATTGAAGAAGCAGAATCAAATAACAGCCATGCTACAGCAGTGCTGGAACACACAGAAAGGGTTCGGACAAAAAGATTGTAGTTTTGTAGATTGGGAAGGTGTGTTTCAGATGGTTCTTGCTGAATATTCAAAAGAGCAAGTTGAGAAAGGACTGTTCCAACATTTAAAAACTAGCCGTGAGCGTCCAACTCCTGCGGATATTGTAGCAATTATTAACAACTCCGCCCCAGAAGACAGACGAAAAAATAAATTAAAATATGTTGGTATTATGCGTCAAATTAGAGAACATAAATTTATAGATTCTGATACCAGTAACTGGCTTAATTCATATGAAAAAGGCGACATACCAACAGTGATATAGTTTGTTAAATATGGGGAAAGCTAAATGGTAAAATGGACAAAACAAGATGTGGAAAGACACTTAACGTTTGCTGTAGATGTAGAGAGAAAGTTGCCTCTAGGTCATAGGCGTTTCAGTAAGGCAGAAGAGCATGATAGTCTTGTCGCTCGCATGATTGACGGTAAGGATTATTTAAAATATGCCAAGTTAAGAAAAGGTGCAGCCGTGGCATTAGAAAAACCGAGGTCAGTTGAACGACCATCGCCAAGGGATATTGATGACATGATGGAAATTTGTAGGTGGTTTCAGTTTCTATCTAAACATAAAAATAAAGAGATGGGTGTCAGGGTGCAGATACTGTGGCATTTCTCTTTAGGGTTAGGAGAAAGAGAGGTTGCTTGTGTCGTAGGTAAACCCCCTCGTACTTGTCGTAATTGGTATAATGAGAGTGTGGAGGGATTAATGAAGCAATTGAGTCTTAGAGGGATTAGTAAAAGAATGTAATTAATGTATAATATTATTAATAACGCATTAATATATCTTTTTTTTATGAGTCGTTGGTACTACAATACACAATTATAATTGTTAAATTATTGTAGGGGTGTTTATGAATACAGTAGATGATGATCTAGCGAAGTGGAAAGAAAAAGTTGCAATAATTTTAGATGCTGCAGGTAAGAAATACTTAAACATAGATAGCAATCAGAATGAGGCAATTAATCTACATCATTATACTAGCTTAGATGGAGCTTACCAGATTATTAAAAATGGAAATATAAGGCTTACCAATATTTTATATCTTAACGACCCCAATGAATTATATGATGGCTTGGACATTTATATGGAAGCCATAATTGGATTAAGAGAATCTTACAGTTGTAATTGTAGGATATCATTTATCTTATCTAAGATACATCATATTATTATTGATTGCTTAATAATAAATACTTCTAGTAAATTTATAGTTAGCAAAAGAAAAGCCGATGATTTAGACAAAAAATGTAAAATAGAAAAGTTTGACTTTTCTATGGATACGTTGTCAGTTTATGTTGCAGCATTTTGTAGTAAGGAAAGCGAATCACTAAGGCATTGGGTTCATTATGGCGATAACGCAAAAGGTGTTTGTTTAGAATTCGAAGCTATTGGTAAGAATAACTTACACTATCTAAATAACAATAGTAATATTAGCGAACAGGATAAGACTCAAGGTTCTGATATCATAGCAAAGGTATGTTATGCAAGTGATAAAAACAAGAAGGAATTTGTGAATGAATTTTTAAACAAAACAATAGAAAAAATTAATGATAATGATAATGATAGTGATGAATTATTTGTAAAAAAAATTATTTTCATTGCTGATCAGATATGCCAACACTGCATTGTCTCAAAAAACCAATCCTACTCTGATGAAAATGAGTACAGACTATTTGTTATATGCCATTCTGACCGTAAGCATGAATATAGAATTAACAACAATAATTTACTTATACCATATATTGACAACTATTTATTTGACAAAGGGGTTTTAAAAGGCGTTATTCTTGGTTCTTTAAATAATGAAGAGCTTAATACTAGTAGTTTCAAGGGATTGTTAAAACAATGTGAATATGAAGATGTTGAGGTAACAATGTCTCCAATTAAATATCGGGGATAATAAAAATATATATTTAGTAAAAAAATCTTGCGCAAAAAACACGGATATGATATATGTGTGTTTATAAGGTCGAATTTTATGCGTATGTGAAATGTTAACGTTTCTGGTACGCTTTTTTTACGTCCAGAATATGAGATTTTCCTATGAAAAGAGATATGGATTTAGTTAGAAAATTACTTTTAGCTATTGAAGAAAAAGATGAACGATTCACATCTGAGTCCCTAGAAGTTTTTGATTATAGCTCTGATGAGATTGACTATCATTGTGCTATGTTACTTGAAGCGGGTATCATTAGAGGAAAACCGATTGGCACAATGGGGAGTCCTGATACTTGCTTAATTTCTGGCATATCATTTGAAGGCCATGAGTATTTGGATAGTATTAGAGATAATAAGGTTTGGAGTCGAGTTAAAGACAAATCTAAAAAAGCTGGTGTTACACTAACATTTGATATAGTACGAGACGTAGCTAAAACTATCGCAAAAGAACTAATAACTTAAATAAATTAGTACCTCCCCAAAATATACAACCCCTCTTAAGCTGTAACTTAAGAGGGGTTTTTTATTAACCTAATATCAGTAGGATAATGTGAAGAATAATAACAGATTTACATTCAAAATGGAAGCAATAAAAGGTTGGTTTGTTATGGAAATAAATGCATTACAGAATACAAAAATATCTGATGCTATAGCATTTGCAATTAAGTGGGGAATAATAATTTATGGGATAACTTCTATTATTAAAGTTATAGCTCCTAACGGATTTATATAATTAACTAATATATAACGCCTTCTAGTAAACTATATTAATCAAAGAGACATTTAACTTTGTGTTTCTTAACAATGCCAAGATCATTATTATTGTAAACACGGTTATAATAGTTGTTCTACCATTCTCTTAATAACTTGAAAACAATCAAAATTAATCAATAAATCAAATGACACACGGCGGAAAAAGAAAAGGCGCAGGCAGACCCGTAGGCGCAAAAAATAAGCTGACTGAGGAAATAGTTAAAGCTGTAAAGGAAAGTGGAGATACTCCGCTAGAATTCATACTGAGTATTTATAGGGATGAAGAGAGATCAATTGACATAAGGATTGATGCAGCAAAGGCAGCATTACCATATGTGCATGGAAAGATGTCGACACAATTAGAACATAGTGGGGAAGTGGATAGCAAAGTTGTGCATTTAAGTGCAGAGGAAGCTACCGCTATTTCGGAAGCATTAGAGGATGAATATTAAAGAAAAGAAAGTAATTAAGTACAAGTGCGAAAAGGACTTTTATTTTTTTGCTAGATATTTCTTTAAGGAATTACAGGGAAGTAAATTTGTAAGAAACTATCATCATGAAGAAATAGCTAATACGTTGCAAGCTATAGCTTCATATAAGATAGGTAATACCGTATTCAATTTGCCTCCTCGTTATAGTAAGACCGAACTCATTGTTATTTTATTCATAGCATGGTCTATTGCAAAGAACCCAAGGGCTAAATTTATACATCTTTCATATTCTGATGATCTTGCTCTAGATAATAGTAGTAAAATAAAAGAAGTTATTGAGGGTGAGGAATATCAGGAACTATGGCAGATTTGTTTAAAGCCTGATTCTAAAAGTAAGAAGAAATGGTATACCATGGAAGGAGGTGGTTTATATGCTACTGCCTCCGGTGGGTCTATAACTGGATTTGGTGCAGGTAGTACAGAAGATACAGAAGAATTTGCTGGAGCTATTATAATTGATGATCCCCACAAGGTGGATGATGCCACTAGGGATACTGAAAGGAATAAAGTTAATAACAGATTAAACAGTACTATACAAAGCAGAAGGAATAGTAGAAAAACTCCTATAATAATAGTCATGCAACGACTTCATGAAGAAGATATGACTGGTTTTGTATTAGATGGTGGAATGGGTGAAGAGTTTCATCATGTATGTTTTGTGGCTGAGCAGTCTAATAAAACTCCTTTATGGGAATATAAGCATACTTGGGAAGAGTTGCAGCAACTAAAGGCCGCAAATGCCTATGTGTATAGTGGTCAGTATATGCAGAATCCCGTACCTTGTGAGGGAGGTATGGTTAAACTGAAATGGTTTAATAGATATAATACACCACCATCTCAGTATTTTCGTATTGTTCAGTCTTGGGATACAGCTATTAAGGCTACTGAGAGTAGTGATTATAGTGTGTGTACTACATGGGCAGAAACAAAAAATAGTTATGTTTTGTTAGATATATTTAGGGATAAACTGGAATATCCGGACTTAAAGCGTACCGTTATTAATTATTCTGCTAAATATAATCCGGGTGCTATATTAATTGAAGATAAAGCAAGTGGGCAGCAATTATTGCAAGATTTAAGGCGTAACACAATATTGCCAGTAATCTCTATTAATCCTGAAAAAGATAAAATAACACGAATGGCAGCTGTATCATCGATGATTGAAGCAGGAACGGTTTATTTACCAAATAAAGCAACATGGCTTGTTGATTATGAGGGTGAAATTGGAAAGTTCCCGTTATCAAAGAATGATGATCAGGTTGATAGCACAAGTCAGTTTCTTAACTGGATACGTAACAAAAAAGAATTTAAACCAAACATAAGATCATTATAATATGTGGCCATTTAATAAAAGAGAAAACAAATCAACTGTAACATCTAAAGTCTTATTCGGTATGCTTGGATCAGCTCGTTGGAGTGGTAGACGATATACTGATTTTTCTAATGAAGGGTATATTCAGAATGCTGTTGCATTCAGGTGCATTAACCTGATCTCAAAAGGAGCTGCAAGTGTTGATTGGCAGTTAAAAAAATCAAATGGCAGTATAATTACTGAACATAAGTTATTGGATTTACTTCACCGTCCTAACCCTGTGGAAGGTGGAGCTGCATTTTTTGAAAAAATATTCTCATATTATTTAATAAGCGGTAATTGTTATATTCATAATCCTAATGAAGGTGGCAAACCAAAGGAATTATATACGTTAAGACCTGATCGTATTGAAGTGATTACTTCAAAAAGTGTTATGCCTACTGGCTATAAATATACAGTAGATGGAGTCGTTACAAAATTCCCTATAGATATATTAACTGGGAAGAGTCAAATATTACATTGGAAGAGCTTTAACCCAATAGATGATTGGTATGGCTTATCTCCTATAGAAGCTGCTGCATATAGTATAGACCAGCATAATCAGGCTGGAGCATGGAATCAGTCACTATTACAAAACGGTGCTAGACCTAGTGGTGCATTGGTAGTTAAAACCGACAATGATACTGATGGGAGTCTAAGCGATGACCAATATACAAGATTAAAAAGTCAAATGGATGAGCAATACAGCGGTGCTGCTAATGCTGGTAGACCAATGTTGCTAGAGGGAGGACTTGATTGGAAAGAAATGAGTCTTTCACCTAAAGATATGGATTTTATTAATTCTAAACATACAAGTGCTAGAGATATAGCTTTAGCTTTTGGCGTTCCTCCTCAATTGTTAGGGATACCGGGTGATAATACATATAGTAATTTAGAAGAGGCAAGGCTTGCATTATGGGAGCAAACAATTCTTCCAATGCTGGATAACTTAGTTGACGAGATTAATAACTGGCTTACTCCTTTATATGGGGATGGAATAAAACTTTCTTATGATATGGATTCAATAGATGCTTTATCTCCAAGAAGACAAAAGAGATGGGAAAATATTGCGAATGCTGATTTTCTTACAATAGATGAAAAGCGTGAGGCGATTGGTAAAGAGCCAAAAGATGGAGGTGATGTAATTCTTGTGGATTTCGGAAAAGTTCCTTTAGACCAAGTTGGACAGCAATCAGAAATATAAATGAAGTTGATAGTAAAAAACGAAAGGGATAGAAAAAATCTCTTGCGTGATCATTTGCGTTTACAGAAGAAACATTCTGATGCAGCCACAAAAGAAATATTTACGGTTATGTCTAAGATGGGCAGTAGGGTTGCTCAAGCTTATGAGGAAGCTCCACAGGTAAATAGTGTGAGTATATCCATATCAGGACATATATTTAGTATAGAGAAGGTATTTAAGAAATTATATCAAGATGTGTTAAATCAATTTAGCTCAGGAATATTTAATAGTTTTAATAAAAAGCATTTGGAAATTAAAGGAACGCAACATACATTTGATAGTTTAGCTAATTCTTTCATTCGTAATAATGCATTAAAGCAGGCAGAATTTGTAAGTAATACCACAACAAAAGAAATTATAAATATTATTAGAAAAGGTCAGTCAAATGGCTTACCCACTAGAGACATTGCTCAAAGAATAAAACAAGCAACAAGTGGTTCTATATCATTATCTAGAGCTAATATGATTGCGGTAACTGAAACGCATAATGCAGCATTATATGCAGGTCATGAATCAAGTAAGATTATAAGTAATGATTTTAATCTTGGTTTGCAAAAAGAATGGATGAGTGCAGAAGACGGTCGTGTACGTCCTTCTCATGCTATAACAGATGGACAAAAACGCCATATAGATGATGACTTTGATGTTGGTGGGCAGAAAATGTCTAGACCCGGTGACGGAAAAGGTGGGGCAAATAACATAATAAGATGCAGATGTATTCTTGGTTATAAAAATCAAGAAGATATTAGAAACGAAGAGGAAAGACCTTCTGTTGAAAAATTGGATCGTGATGCTCGTAATCATGTAATGGCTTACGGCTCATTAACTGGGAATGAACATTTATATGTTTATGATTCTTTAAAAAGAAAGAGATTAGTTGCACATACTGATGGTGTGGTAAATAGTGTAAGTATTCCTAGAAATGTTGTGGCATTAGGTAGTAATAAAAAAAACGAAATTATTTTACATCATAACCATCCTAGCAGCTCTAGTTTAAGCGGAGCTGATATTGAATTAATAGGTAAGTTCGATGGCTTTAAAAGAATATATGCTCATGGACACAACGGTTCTCAATATTGGGCTGAAAAAGTTGATTATAGTAAAATAAAAGCTTATTATAAATCTACAGATATTATTGTAGAGCGTGCATTGGACTTATATATACAGAAGGGGAATAGGTATAACAACGGAATGTGGACTATCGCTACTCATGCTCGTAATAAGGCTATTGCTGATGAAGGTCTAATGACATATGGTCATAAACTTTCAAAAGATAGTAAACGTTTAATGAAAAAACACGAAATACTCTATGCAGAAATTTATAAGCGAGTGAGTATTTTTATTGGAGTTAAGAATGGAAGCTGAATATTTAATAGACCCACCATCACCTTTTGAGTCTTTAGAGGTTCAAGAGGGGTTTTTAGATGATATGAAAAAATTACTGGAAGAAAGTCCAAATAATACCAATGTTCGTGAAATAATTAATGCAACAGAAGAAATAATAAAAACATTAAAGAATAAATAACTGAAATAAACAGATGCTTTTGAAGGTCGTCATTTAGGCGGCCTTTTTTTATGCGAGGAATTTATGGAAAACTGCAATTTTGATACCACTTTAGAAATCAAAAATATTGATGAGACAGGTTCTTTTACAGGATATGCAAGCATTTTTGATGTTGTTGATAGCCATAATGATGTTGTTGCTCAGGGTGCTTTTAAAAATATAAAAAAATATGAAAAAGGTGATGTTAAGCTTTTATGGCAACATCGCCCTGATGAACCCATCGGAGTTATAGAAAATATTAAAGAAGACGGTAAAGGACTTCACATAGAGGGTAAACTTTTACTTGAGGTGAGGCAAGGTAAAGAGGCTTATACTCTGTTGAAATCTGGTGCAATGAAAGGGTTAAGTATTGGGTATAATGTTAATGATTACGATATAGATCGTAAAACTAACATACGCAATTTAAAATCAGTGGATTTATGGGAAATAAGTCTAGTTACATTTCCAGCTAATGGCCATGCATCCATAACATCAATAAAGTCACAATTGCCAAAAACAGAAAGAGAATTTGAAACATTCCTGCGGGATGCAGGATTTAGCCGCAAACACTCCAAAGAGATTACTAGCGGTGGCTTTATTGTTGAGTCTGTACTGCGGGATGCAGATGAGACAAAGGCAATTACTGAAAAAATAGACAGTTTAATAAATAATTTAAAAGGAAAATAATAATGACTGAAATTATGAAAAAAATGGAAGAAATTAGCTCAGCATTTGAGGAATTCAAATCTACTAACGATAACCGAATTAGTAAAATTGAAAAGAAAGGTTCTGCTGATCCGCTACTGGAAGTAAAACTAGATAAAATCAATGAAGAAATAGATAAGAAAACTTCTGAAATAGAAGCTCTCCAAACTGCAATTAATCGTCCTTCAGGTGGTAACGACACAAAAAATAAGAATGATGAGGAGGTATTAGAATATAAAGAAGCTTTCTGTAGTTACCTACGCAGAGGAACTGAAGTTGGCCTTGAACAGAAAGCTCTGTCTGTAGGTTCTGATCCTGATGGAGGGTATTTAGTAACTCCTACTATATCATCGGAAGTGATTAAGAAAGTCAATGAAACTACTCCAATGAGGCAACTTGCTTCTGTAGAAACAATTTCATCTGATACTCTTGAAATAGCCATTGATAGAGAGGATGCAGGTGCAATCTGGTCGGGAGGCGAGAAAGCTCCTGTAAATGATAGTGCAACTCCTACTTTTGGAAAGCAAAGTATTGATACTCATGAGTTAGTTGCACAGCCTAAAGCTACTCAAAAGCTTATTGATGATGCAAACATAGATATTGAATCGTGGCTAGCTGGAAAATTATCCGATAAATTTTCTCGTAGTGAAAATACAGGATTTATAAAAGGTCCGGGCATTGGTCAACCACGTGGTATTTTAACCTATAGTGACGGCACTGGATGGGGTCAGATAGAGCAGATTAATAGTGGAGTTTCTGCTGGATTTACCTTTGATTCATTCATTAATTTGATATATTCATTGAAAGAAGAATATGCCGATCGTTCAACATTTTTAATGCATAGAAATGCTGAAAAAAATGCTAGAAAACTTAAAGATTCTAACGGTCAATATATATGGCAACCCTCTTTAGTAGCGGGTACACCCAATACGATATTAGGACGCCCAGTTCGTACAGGTTCAGACATGAATGATGTTGGTGCAGGAACTCTTTCAGTTGCTATTGCTGATTTCGCTAAAGCTTATCAAATTGTTGATCGTACAAGCATTAGAATTTTAAGAGACCCTTATACTGAGAAGCCATTTATTAAATTCTACGCCACTAAACGCGTGGGCGGTGGTGTTAAAGACTTTGATGCAATCAAACTTATGAAATTGGCGGCTTAAATATTTGGGGCGAAGAAATTCGCCCTATTTTCAAACTTATTAAAAAGGTAAAATTATGCGTGATGTAGTAAATAATATATTGGCTAGGGTTGCAATCCCTGCTACTGCAATAACAACAAATACAACTGTTAATGGCCTTGTCATCGATACTCAGGGAATGATTGGTGGTGGCTTTCTTATTCAAAGTGCAACAATAACAGATGGCACATTCACTCCTGTTATTAAAGAAAGTGATGATCCTGGTATGTCTGGTGAAACGGATGTTCCAGATTTAGGGTTGTCTGTAACTGAGGCTAGTATAGCTTTTGTCGCAGCAGATGATAATACGGTTAAGAAAATTAACGTAGAGAATTCTAAACGTTTCATAACAATTGATATAGGTTCTACTGCGGTTACAACAGGTGGAACTATAGGTGCAACCTATGTTGCTATGCCTTCTCAATTACCAGCAGGTACTTAATAAATTTTAGGCGGAGTTTCGATTCCGCCTATTTTACTCAGGAGTTATTATGAATAAAGTAAAAATGTTAAAAACTACGAAAGGTATGAATATCCAGCCAATTGTAGAGGTTTTTAAAAAAGATGGAATATATTCCATTAGTGATGAATTGCTTGCAATTTTTATTGATATGGAAGCTGTTGAAATGGTGGAAGATGAAGATGAAAGCAGAGAACTTTCTGAAGAAGAAAAGATTGAGCTTGTAATTATCGCTATTGGAGATTTAGATACTGAAGATACGTCGAATTTTACTAAATCAGGAGTTCCGCATGCAATAATACTTTCAGAAAAATGCGGTTTTGAAGTAAGTGCAGATTTACGTGATAAGGCTTTCAACTCTTTAGCTAAAGAGTAATAATGCCTAAATCTCTTATTACTCCTCCCGCTACAGAGCCTATTACACTTGCAGAAGCAAAAGCGCATTTAAGGATTGATTCAAGTGACGAAGACGTTTGGATAAATTCAGCAATTATATCCGCCAGAATGATGGTTGAGTTATATCTGCGTCGTTATTTGATAACTCAGACATGGATGTTATCATACGATAATGAGACTCCTATAGAAATAGATTTAACGGAAGGTATTCAATCAATTTCTAGCGTTAAAATTATAGCAAGAGATGCAATGGAAACTATCATAGATAGTGCTGATTACTATTTAGGTGCGGGCAAGAAGAAACTCTATTTTGATAATGTTTTAAGCGGTCATAGAATAGAAATCACCTATGATGTAGGATATGGTTCTGCTGTTAATGTTCCTGATGATATTAAGCAGGGGATATTGATGCACATTGCTGATTTATATGAAAATAGAGGTGATAATATATCAATGTCTAAATCTGTTTTAAACTTATTATTTCCACATAGAATTATATATATATGAAAATATCTGATTTAAATAAGCGCATTGAACTTCAATCATTTACAGATGTAAGGTCAAGTGGTGGAGCGCATACAAAATCATGGACTACATACGCAACTGTTTGGGCTAAAATTAAACCTAGGCATAAAACAGAAATATTTCAAGGAAGAAATAACCTTCCAGTAACAGATCATAAAATAACAATTAGGTATAGAACAGGAGTTGAGGGAAAACATCGTATAAAATACGGAACTAGATATATGGATATAAAATCAATAATAAATATTGATGAAGCAAGTAAATTCATTGAGTTAGAAGTTATGGAGAACAGTAGAGCAGAATTATGAAAGGCTCAAGAGTTCTTAATGTTCAAGGTGTAAAAAATACAATTAAAAATAAAATACCAAAGGAAATTGAAAAAGAAGTCGAAAAAACTATTGCAGAGTCTTTATTACGGATTGAAACAAGAGCAAAAAGTAAAGTACAGAAAGGTCCAGCAACTGGTAAAGTTTATAAAAGAGGTGATAAAACTCATGTTGCTTCTGCTCCCGGTCAATCTCCTGCAACTGATACAGGTCGATTAGTTTCAAACATAAAACATTTAGTATTTAAAGGAAAAATTGGCGGTGAAGTTGGAGTTTTCGGAGCTATTGATGGTGAAAAACAAAATTATGGGCTTGCGTTAGAGCTTGGAACTAGTACAATCCTTGCTAGACCATTCTTATTCCCTGCTTTTGAAGAATTTAAGCCAGAGATAAGGAAGAAAATTAATAGAGCAATTAGAAGGGCTGCTATAAATGCCAGAAGACGAAAATAATAATATTGTAGATATTAATAAGAATCAAAAACCAGATAATGAAAATAGTGGTTTAAGTTTTTCTATAAATGTTGAGATGTTATTTGGTGACGATGATGAAATAATTGGTCATTCCTTGAATGGTGAAAAAGAATATTTAGAAAAATCAGAAATAATAAAGTTTCCTAAAGACAGTTAATTATGAGTGCATATAGCCCCTTTGAGGTTCAGAAAGCCATTGATGTGGCACTTCTGGCAAACAGTATAATTGCGTCCTTATGTGGGGATAAAATATATAGTAATCCTGAATTAATAGAAGATAAACAATTTCCATACATCATAATTGGAGACCAAACATCTAACAATTGGGATACTAAAACCAGTAACGGGATGGATGTAACAACTACATTGCATTGTTATTCAGATACTGGAAATGATGAACAATGTCACGATCTACTTGATGCTATTTATGATACGCTACATAGAGGTAGCCTTACATTAACAACTAATGAGTTGGTAAAACTTTCCTTTGATGGATTCTTAAAAATAGTTCCTGAAGATTCTGGTAGAATCTATCACGGAGCGATAAGATTTCGAGCATTAACAACTGAGATATAAAATGATAGAGAAAATATTTGATTCAAAAAAGCCAGTTTATATAGTTGGTGGCGGTACATCCCTTCGTGGTTTTGATTTTTCATTACTTGATAAGAAGCAGCATATAGCAGTCAATGCCGCAATGTATGACTGCCATAATGCACAAATAGGCTTCTTTGCAGATAAGAGGTTTTATAATGATTTTGGTATGAGTTTATGGAATTTCCGTAATCCTAAAGGTGATCCATATAACAAAAATGACGGAATTATCTATACAACATTTGAGGGTGCAAATGATGATTCTTGGAGCGATTCAAGAACTGTTATTATTGATTCAGAGAATGAAAGTATTTTTAGTAAGAAGATACTAGGTAGCTTTAGTAATTCAGGCTTAATGGCTATTAATCTAGCTTACTTATTGGGTGCAAGAAAAATATATTTATTGGGGTTTGATTGCTCTAATACTGGTGAGCACGATAGGTATCATACTAGATATAAACGTAAAATTTCAGAAGACAGCTATGCAAAGATGATTAAGGATTTTAAAGAATTATCATCATACATAAATAAGAACGTGAAAGACTTAGAAATAACTAATATCTCAGAAAATAGCTTGCTAAATGTCTTCCCTAGAATTCCATACAAAGACGTTTTTAATAACAAAATAAGGAGTAAGAAAAATGGCAACATTGGCAGAAACTAGTCTAGCTGAAGCGGGAACAAACGACCTTGAATCTCTCTTGGCTGCTGCTGCAGGTGGTGGCGATCAATTCAAATATGCTGACAATAGGGCGTTAGTTGTAAAAAATAGTGATGCTTCATCTAAAACAATTACTATAACCGCTCAATCAACTAGTACAAGAAAATCTGGATATGGAACTGTTACTAAAGCAAGTAAAGCATTAGTAGTAGCGGCAGGGAAAATTGCAGTCTTTCCATTCTTGGAATTAACTGCCTTTAAAGATGCTAATAATTTTGTTCAAGTAACATATAGTGCAGTAACATCCGTCACAGTGGGTGTAATAGAATTCCCAAAATTAAATAATTAATACTAACTAAAAATAACTAATCAATTCGACCTGCCATTTTGGTGGGTTTTTTTATGTCAATTCAATTAAAAGGAAAATACAATGGTACATTATGATAGTAATAAATTTCTACTTCAAAAAGGTGATGGTGGGGGAATTGAAGTTTTTACAGATGTTGCTTCACTAACTGATGTGTCAATTAGTGGAGGCTTATCCCCTGTTGATGTTAGTAGCAAAAGTGACAATGGAAATCCTAATCTACTTGATGGTACTGGTAAGATCTCGTTTAGTGTTAGCGGTGGAGGAAGGGCAAATGATTCTGTAAACATGGCAGCATTACGTACTGATTTTCTTGCTAGATCCGCTGGCAATTATAGAATTATAAATACTGCATCAGGAAAGTATTATGCTGGCTCATTCATGATAGATTCTTTTGATGAATCTGGAGCGCAAGATGATGCTCTTGCATTCACAATTAATCTCTCTGCGGCTAGCGCAATAACTTTTGTATAGGGAAAAAATATGACTAGGGATACAAAATCATTGGATGATTTATTTTGTGAATATGAAATTAAGCTGGACAATAAAAACTATACTCTAAAAGGAACGCCAAAAGCTCTAATTTCTGTAGAAAAAAAGTTCGGTGCATTGAATACAATTTTGTCGAAAGAATTAACGATTGAAGAAAATGCATTTATTATTTTTCATTGCATAAAAGATGGAGGAGAAGATAGTTTGGAATTAGATGAAATTCAAGCATGTCTTTTGTCAAATAATTACGCAGATTCTATTTGGGATATTAAGAAGTTTATAGTTCTATGTTGTTCCAGCCCTAAAGACAGAGAAGAAACTGGAAAAAAGTTCGACAGTCGGAGGGTAATAATGGAGCAAGCAGCAAATCTTCAGATATTACAGATAGCTTCTTCCCTTGGCGAAGCATAAGGCAATTCTGCTGCGGGGTAATAGGTTGGAATCCTGACATATTCATGAATTCTGATTTGTACGAAATATACGATGTTTATAGTGGATATAACCAGTCTATTAACAATCAAAACACCTTTAATGCAGCAATTCACGGCGTAAAACTTAAGGGCAATTCTAACAAGAGAGTTCCTACTATTGAGGAACATATAGACATTCTTAAAAACACAAAAAGACCTGATTGAAAATGACAACAGTAGATAGATTAGTAGTAGAGATTGCATATAATAATGCACAGCTCAAGAGGGGTGCTGTTACTGCAGATAATATTGTTTCGTCTACCTCTCGAAGGATGGAAGGTAATCTAAAGAATGTAGATGTTAAGGTTAATAGTCTCAATAAGAGCTTTATAAATCTTGGTACGGTTATTAGTGCTACATCTGCCATTATGGCGGGAAAAAGTATTAAAGATGCATCTATAGAATTTCAAAATATTCAGGTTGCTTTAAAGGCAGTTACTGGAGATGCAAAACGTGCTGCTGCGGAGTATGCATTTCTTGAAAAGGAAACTAATCGCTTAGGAATATCTACAAAAGAAAGTGCATTATCTTATGCGAAACTTCTTGCCGCTGCTAAAGGCAATAATTTTGAGATAGCAAAAACTAGAGAATTATTCACTGCGGTTGCAGAAGCTAGTGCTATTTTTGGTCTGTCTGCTCAAGATACTGGTGGAATGATAAAGGCTTTCGAGCAAATCCTTTCAAAAGGCGTTGTTAGTTCTGAAGAGTTGAAATTACAGCTAGGTGATAGACTTCCCGGAGCAATGAATATTGCAGCGAAGGCAATGGGAGTTGGTACTGCTGAATTTGTTAAAATGCTTGAGAAAGGAGAATTACTTTCTAACGACTTCTTACCTAAATTTGCTAAAGCAATCAGATCAGAGTTTGCAGATGGTATTGAGGATGCTACAAGTAGTGCTAGAGCATCATTTGAGAGATTTAATAATGATGTATTTGATTATCTACAGAAGTTAGGAAATGAAACAGGCGCACTAGATGCTTTTGCAGATTCACTAGAAACTATAGGTGATAATCTTGATATGGTTTCCAATATTGCGGGTGGTGTTGCTGTTATTGGTGTTGCAAAATTAACAGGTGGACTGGTTGCATATACTGGCACTGCATTAGCAGCAACAACTGCATCGACTGCATTATCTACATCTATGGCATTTTTTGGTGGGCCAATAGGAATAGCAGTTATAGCTCTTGCTGGTGGAATATCTTTAGTAGTAAATGAGCTTAATTCTGCGAATGAAGCGCATACTGAATTAAATAAGAGTATAGATGATGTAATTGGACTATATGAAAAATCTATAGAACTAACTAAAGAACAAACGAAAGAATCTAAAGAGCAAGCAAAAGTTTTAAGAGAGCAAGCAGGTGCTCAGAAAGAATTAAATAAGCAAAAAATAAATGATCTTATTACTGATGCAAAAAGACTTCAAGAACAAGCTAAGAATAGACTTGGTAAGCTAGGTACAATATCAGGTACAGCTCGTTTGGGTATAGGAGTTCCTATTGAGTCTCTTCATGCGAAGCAAACTATCAAAAATTTTGAAGCTGCAGCACGTGAAGTAAGGCATTACACTAATGAATTAATTGATTTAGAAAAGAAGCTTAAAAGCCTTGATAGTGCAGAAAAAACTGCAATTGAAAATCTTGATAAAAAAGACAAGCAAAACAAGAAAACCAATAAAACGACCAAAGAGTCAGGGGTCGTTACTATAGAACATAAAGACTCAATCAACGACTTTATTAAAAGTCTTGAAAGACAGCTAGAGCTATCAAAATTATCAGATCGTCAACGTGATATAACAATTGCATTAGAAAAGGCTGATACTCTTGCAAAGAAAGAAAACATAAAAGTTACTGATGAACAGATAAAACAAATTAAGAATGCTGTAAATGCTCAACATGATTATGCTGAGTCATTAGAAGAAGCTTCAGTTGAAACAGAAGAACTAACAGAAGAATTTCTTCATCTAAGTGAAAATATTCAAGACGCTACAGCCGATATGTTAGCTGATTGGGAATTGTCTTTTGATAGTATGACAGACATTGCAAAACGTGCTGCAGCTGAAATAGCCGCTGCAATGATATTTGATCCCAAATTCAGAGGTAATGTTCTTGGTGGATTTTCTGGAGGTGACTCTACATCAAATAACATTAGTAATGGTTTTGGAAATATAAGCAGCCTTATTGGTTTGGGTGGAATATCGTCAGGTATTGATGGCTTAGGTGCTTCATACTTAGGAACTGGGTTTGGTAGTGATTTTGTTGGTCCATTGTTGCCAGGGCAAGGAGCATTAACATCTGCCTCTTTATCTGGAATACTAGGTGCTGCTGGTTTGGGGTTCGCTGGTGGTGGTATATTAGCAGATACTTTAGGATTAAAAAATACAGGAGGTTCTGTAGGTGGTGGAATAGGTGCTGGTCTAGGTTTTGCATTTGGTGGACCAATAGGTGGAATTCTAGGTAGTGCTGCTGGTTCTTTAATAGGAGGTCAATTTGGTGCTACTCCTAATCAAGCTAGCGAATTTGAATATAATATTGGAAATGGCAAAACATCTTTTGGAGCAAAAGGCTTAGATCAAGAAGTTGGAAAAAATGTTTTCTCTCAACTTGATTCTTTCTTAACTGGCTTTGAATCCATATTTAAAACCAATATTGATGGTGAGGTGCGAGGAGGATTCAACAAAGAAGTTCATGGGGGTTATTTTGTTGGTACAGGTGATGATAGTAGTATATTCGGTTTTGATCCTGAAGATGCAGCAAGTGTGTCTGATGCTTTCTTTGATCTTACTGAAGAACTACTTAAAAGCAAGGAAGGCACAGAGGACTTATTATCTGCATTTGAATCGCTAGATAGGGAAGGGAAGACTATAGCGGAAGTTATGAGGGAGCTATCTATTGCTACTGGTGATTTTGCTAAGAATTTTAATGAAAATATTGAAAGGGAATTAAAACAGCTAGAAGATCCTGAAGGGTTTGCAGTTCAGCAAATTAAGGATTTTTATGATAATCTACGTAATGAAGTTAAAGATATTGAGGGCATTAATATAAGTCTGATTGATAAAATTGAGCAGTTAAAAATTGATGAAATACTTGGTGAGGTTGTTGAAGCCCAAGGGAATTTACTAAACTTTCAGAAAGAGCAATCTAGTATACTTAAATTACAGGTAAATGATTCTAGCAAGATTGCATCAAATTTTAGAAAGGCAAGCTCTACGATTAGAGGCTTTCTATTAAATGATACAATAACAAATGCTAATAAATTCTCTCCTACTGAAAGATTAAGTAATGCTCAGAACTTATTTAACGATTTAATAAGCAAAGCTCAGGCTGGGGATACAAACGCTGCTGAGGAAGCCGTAAAAGTAGCTGGTACTTTAGATGAATTATTATTTGCACAATTTGCTAGTACAGAAGAATATCAAAAAGGGACTGATTTAATAGATAATTCACTATCTTCTATAGCCGATAAATTCGATGTAGAAGCTAATTATCAACAAAGTATTGCAGATAGTGCATTAAGACAAATAGAGCTGTTAGAGCAGATAGAGCGGAATCTAAGTATTCCAGCAAATGACAATAGTCCTTTTAATTTAAAGAATAATCTTCCTGCTTCTGAGGTATTGGCAATAAAGAATTTTTTAATTCCTGATTTTCAGGCAAAATTTGGTAATTTTGATACTGCTGTTAAATCAGGCAATTCTGCTGCTGGCTCATTATTTAATAAATATGTAGAGGCTGCTGGAGGGAATATTCAGAAATTCGCTAGTGGTGGATTAGTAACTGGTGGCATAAGTGGTGTTGATTCAGTTCCAGCACTTGTAGCACCTAAAGAATTTGTTTTGAGTGCGCCTGCTGTAAATAATATTGGAGTAGGAAATCTTAACTCTCTTAATTCTGGTGGCTCTATATCAGTTGATAATTCAATGGTTGTTAGTGCAATTAACTCAGGTTCGCAAAACACAGCACAAGGTATAGCAGCTTTAACGGCTGTTGTGGCAATGTTAGTAGATAAAGTTGATGACATGCAGAAAGATATTGAAAGAGGAGTAAAAAATCCAAATAGAGCAGTGGCATGAGTTTTCAGGAATATGTAGATGATCCATATACAAAGAAAATAACTTTATATGAAGTTGAAGCTCGTGATCTTATAAATAACACAACTAAAATTTTATATTTAACGGATGGCAATTACTTTTGTACAGAACCTACGGATAACCCTGCAAATATTAATTATGAACCAAGGATAAAAGCAAATCTAAATTTTCAGAGTAGTACATTACCTGATTTTAGAAGCAGCTCTAATTCAGATATAGGGTTCGGGGTTTTAACTATAGCTAATACAGATGGTGAGTTTGATAACTGGAGTAACTTTTCTTTTAATGGAAGAAATATAACTAGGAAAATTGGCTCTCCTGACTGGAATATAACTGATTTTATTACTACATTTTTTGGCACAATGCAGAATGTGGAGCAATCGGGTAATAGTATAAAGATAAATGTACGTGGTTTTGAGCATGTATTAAATATTCCTCTTCAGGCAAATATTTATGATGGTTCTAATAGTGGTGCAACAGGAGATAAGGGAACAAAAGGCAACGTCAAACCTATAGCGTTAGGTGAAGTAAATAACGTTACCATGTCTGTATCTAATTTTGTTGGACTAAGACATCAAGCAAATGATGGAGCTATAGAAGCAATTACGATTTATCAAAATGGTTTAGTGCTTACAGATACAGTTGGGTATGATAAAGATTTATCGACTGCAATAATAACACAAAATGTAGGAACTCTTGATCAAATAACAGCAGATATACAAGGTGATAAAACAGGTGGAATTTATTACAAAGATACAGGTAATATTTTCAGGAATTTATTAACAGCCAGATTTTCTGGTTTGAGTGGAATAATTAATCAAAATTCTATAACTACCTTTATTTCCAAAACTAATAAAACAATAGGTGTTTGGATTGATTACCAAACGACATTAAAAGAAATAAGAAAACTACTTTTTGATGGAGTAGGTGGCTATGGAATATTTAGACGTGATGGTCAAATGTACTTTGATATATTGGTAGTTCCCTCTGGTACAGCAACTATAGAACTTGATAAACACAATATAAAAGAAATTAGCATTGAACCTTCTGAAATTCCAGTCAACAAAGTTACAGTAAATTATGCAAGAAATTACACTATTCAAACAGATCAATTAGCTGGAAGTGTATCAGATGCAAGGCGTGAATATGTTGGTGAAGATTATAAAAAAGTGGTTTCTCCAGTGGATTCAATGCAAACCGATGCAATAAAACTTCAACATCCATTATCCGAAGAATTAGTTATAGAATCTACATTAAATGTTGAATCTGATGCTCAAGAATTAGCGGATAGACTATTTAGTTATCATGGCGTTTCTAGGATGAAATTACGTGTTGATGTTTTTTTACAATCTGTAAATGTAGGTGATTTGGTTAAGGTTACATATAACCGACATGGCCTAGACTCTGGTGTTTTATTTAGGGTATTTGCTTGGGTGGAGAAAGGAAATAATAGAATTGTTCTGGATTTGAGAAGCTAATGGCAAAATTTGAAATTCTAAGTAAAAACGTAGCTGATACGGCAACGTTAAGCGGTGGCGGTTGGGTAACTTCTTTATCTTTATTAAACTTGCAAAATAAGCAATATCATAAAAGAGCAAGAAGCCTATCTCTAAATGCTTCAGATACTCAATTAATTGCTGTTTTTGCTAAGGCAGAATTAATAAATGTTGTTGGGTTAAGAAGTCATAATGGCTCTAACGGCGGAAGAATAAAAGTTACTGCATCAAATAATAGCGACTTTTCCAGTCCGTTATTAGTTAAAGAACAAGATATATGGAAACCTTGGTTTTTCCCTACGGATAGACCCATAGAATCTGAAAACTGGTTATCTGGAAAGCCAACTGATGCAGAAAAGGAGATATATCCATCAATATTTTTATATAAATTAGATAGCTTAATTAAGGCTCAATATTGGAAATTCGAGATTATTGATCCCGATAATACTAAAGGATATTTTGAATCTGGTAGGCTGTTCATGGGGGTGTCATGGTCGCTGCCTATAGACATGATTGATCCTCCAACTATTACACCTGTGGAAGTCATTAAATCTGATTCTTCTATTGGTGGACAAGAATACATACAATCATTTTATAAATACAGATTACTGAGCTTCACATTGCTTGGAACAAAGAGCGATATATTTAAAAAATTCAATGACATGCAAATGAATATTGGTGTTTTAGATGAGATATTAGTTATACCCGATCCAGACGATGATCAGAACGAAATTAGAGAAGTTTTCATAGGCAGAATTAAAGAATTATCTGAGCTTACCCCTCTTACAAAACAAAGTCATTACACAACAAAAGTTACAATTAAAGAGTTATTATGAGCGATATATCATTTATAAATATTGGTGTTACATATAATACTAATGCTTGGCACGTGACAACAAATCCCTACGGATTGGGTGGTGAAGGGGTTATTCCAGAAAAGGGTAATAATCTTGCTAATCTACATGTCTCCGCTAATGCAGAATTTAATGCAATGCTTATTAATAACTCGTCTGGTTATTTAGGGACATCAAGTAGCTCTGTAACAATTGCAATTGCATTACTTACTTTTACATTAGATCAAGCACCGAACTATTTACCAAATATGGATCTACTTGGCTGGTCAATATCGAATCCTAATCAAAAAATATACACCACTATAGATAGTTGGAATCCAACAACTAAAGAATTGATACTTAATGTATATAATGCAAAAGGTGATGGTACGATTGCTAGTGATTGGGCTTTTATGCCAGGTTCTCTTGGTCCTACTGGTGCTACAGGTGGTGGGGGTACAATGAATGCTCTAGCAGATGATATATCACCTCTATTAAATGCTGATCTTGATGCTAATGATCAGGATATAACCTCTGTAAGAGATATTAGCGTTGCAAGTTTGATTGCAGGAGGTTCAATTGGTGCAAGTAGTCTTGAAATATTAGGTGGTATTAACGGCAAAGTATTATCAATCGATGTGTCAACAAGTACAAATTTTGTAGATGCAGAAATTAATAAAAGAGTCAGATTTACGAATCCATTGGCAATAACAAAAACATTGGGTTTAGACAGTACCTTTACTAATGCACCTGTTAAAGATGAGCGTATAGAAATCGCCGTAAAAGGTGATGGAGATGTTACCTTTACTGCTGCTGCTGGTGTAACGGTTAATGGAGTTACGGCTGGTAGTATTACACTCAAAAAAGGGCAAGCGGGTGCATTTTTTAAAACTGGTACAGCCAACACATGGGATTATGAGGGTATCTTTGCGGATAAGTGGGCTTAATCCTTTTAACCTTTAAAATTGTTATTATAAACTTAGAGTAGTTGACTTTATTTATGAAAAAATATAGCTTTCTGCAATGAAAAACCATCTTTTAATATTATTGATTTTTGCCTTTTCTGGGTGTGCTGGATCATCTTTAAGTGCGTTTGAAAAATGCAATGGACTTTTTGGAAAAGTGACTGATTGTGATAGAAGAGAAAGATATATTTCAAAAAATGAATTGTCCAAGGATATTGAAAGACTCATACGCAATGGTAGAATCAGGGTTGGTATGACAGAGCATGAGGCTAGAGCTTCTTGGGGCAATCCAGAAAAGACTAACAAGTATAATGCGGGTAAAACTGAGCAATGGATATATGGTAAATATAAGAGTCAGTACCTGTATGTTAAAAATGGGAAAATTACCGATTGGCAATCTACCCAGTAAAGAAATATCATCTTCCACCGATAATTAGGAAGGGGGAGTAGGTACTATCTACACACCCGACATAAGAAATAACAATAACAAATAAGCCTCTCAGAAATGGGGGGCTTTTTTATGAGAATATTTAATCATGTTTACAACAGCTTATTTAAGTCAACAATATGAACCACCACTTGTTTCAAGCGGTGCTGTTTGTCATCTCAATGCAGGGGATATTTTGTCTTATGCTTCACTTGGCCAACAATTGTGGAAAAATTTAATAGCATCCCCTGCTGATGGTGCTGCTCAGGCTGCTTATGATTTTGTGCTTGGAAATACTTCTTCAGCGGAAGCTTCAGACCCTGCATTTAATGGTGTAATCGGGAATGAATCAAAAAACGAATATTTTAGCTTTGATGGTGGTCAATATTTCACTCTAAATGGCGCAATGACTACATTTCTTGAATCATTACATAAGAACAATGCAGCTTATACTTTGCTAGCTTGGTATGAAACGCCTTCTGTATATGATTTTTATCCTACTTTATTTGATAACACGACTGGAGGCTTATCAACAAAGGGTCTTCGTTGGTATGGTGGCTCTTCAGGGGCTACAGAATTAAGAATCGCAAATGGTTCTGCAGCATCTCTTGGTAAAAGTGCTGCTGTCGATTCGGTAACATACCCAAATGTATTAATGAATGCTGTTGCACTTGATGAAGTTGTTGGAGCAAATGGACTTAGGTTTTATTCAAATGATGGAACTAACGAAAGAACTTCAACAGAAGATTCTACATATACAGCACCATCTGCACTTGCTGCGGATTATAAATTTCAGATTGGAGCAAATGGGATTGGAGGCGATAGATTAGCCAACGGTCATAAGATGTTTGAATTCATGATTTATAACCGAGCTTTAACACTTAGTGAATTACAGCAAAATTATGATGCACGAAAATTTAGATATTTATAATAGGTAAATGAGATGAAGCAAGACGATTATAAAAATGTTCCTGAAACTGTTAATACGCAACCTAGAAAAGCGGTATCAATAACACCAGATGATGCAAACGATCTTGAAAAACCCATAAGGGCATTCAGAGTAAAAACTAGTGGTAATGTACAGGTTTTGTTTATTGATGATACAGTTCCAGTTCTTTTGGAAGGTTTTATCTCAGGAGATATATTTAATTTAGGTGTTATAAAAAGGATTTATGCAACAAATACTACAGCTACTAATATTATAGGGTTTATATAATGTTTGCAATAAATACAGATATTCATAATTGGTCGCCACCAAAAGCGATGACACCTGATAGGGTTTCTGATCTACAATTCTGGATGGATAGTGCAGATGCAAATAGTGTAACTCTTGCATATCAAACAGCAACAGAAACGGTATCTGGTACTAGTGGAACAACGGTGTTAACAGCATCGGCAACAATGGCACGTATAGCTAAAGCTGGAATGTCTATAAGGGTTAATAGTGCAGATGTATATACTGTATCTAGTATTAGAGGTACTACAATCAATACCGTTGAGAATTTAACTTCTACATACGCAGCTTTAACAAGTTTGGAGGTA